CCCAGACGTGAAGAATATTCACATTAGGGGATTAGGCTAAAACCAAAATTGAACCGAATTCAATTACAGACTGAACCTACATGTGCCAAATGGCACTTAAGGACCTGCTTAGTTACGACAAGTGACCATCTGTAATAAAGAAAAGAATAACCCAAGCCACACCTTTCGATATCAGTTGTCCAAATACAGGACTGTAGAGTGTTTTTCGTTAACACACAAAACGCATACCACATTCAGACTATTTTAAAATGATGCTAGGAGCACCAATTTGATACCCAAAAGAGAAATCATCACCTGCAGCAGAATATAGTCTATAAGCACCTATATGAGAAATCATACCAAAACCAGTCGTAAAAGTAACAGATGGAACGGATGAGATTGAGACGCCAAGAGCCATAGTAATAGAATCTTCAATGCTAAAACCTTTAGACACAACAACACGTGAACGAGTAGTCAATGGACCTTCATCATTAAGAACTGCACCTTCACAATTGAGTTGAATAGGCAAATCAGTATAGTATGGAACTTCAAACTCAATACACCCATTCTCGTCAGGAAAAACAATATGCTCAGCAGTACCAAAATTATTCTCAGTGCCTTCTCTAGAAGCAGCAGGACGACTAATCGTACCATTATAAACATTTTGTGCTGCAGTAAACACACGATATGGTACAACAGAGGTTTTGTTATTAACAACTTTAAATGTTTGAGTAGTGAGTGAATCTGACGCCACAACTTGATATTTATTACTATTGCCAACAAACATCTTATAACGAATAGAACCCCTACGAAAACGATATAAATAAGATATATAATACATAAAACAAGAAATGGAAGGAGTAGTATCAGTAATAAGAGGTTTTGGAACTGTTGGTAAAAAATTAGTACTATCAGTGGGAAAATTGAATCCATGATTAAATTGAGTACCAGTCATAATTTCACCCATATAAGCCGGATCTATAACAACTCCATTAATGATGTCTGCTGTTGAAATAGGAACATTATATGGTCCAGGACAACTGAAAATTGTACGAGTCAAATCAGTATATGGATCATTATGACCATAATTAATCAAAGAAAATCGCTTAATAAGACTACGCAGAGACATTACCTTCTCTCCAATAACCAACTGTTCTGCTTCTGAAATTTGCATCTTTCTTTTTGGAAACATCGTGTCGGAAATTGAAGAAACTTGTTCATTATGTGCAATATCAGAAGGCGTTTCATTAAAAATTTGAGCGACCAATGCATCATCAGAAGTGGGTACATGGCGTAAATGAGGTACAGAAAAAGAAATATCTTGGTCTCCAGCAATCCACAAATTTAGCAAAACTGTGGAAGAAGCAGAACTGTTGGCAACACGAAGCTCGTTAAGCACAGTGATAGTAATAATACCAAGAGAATAACGTTCAGCAAGAAGCGCAGGAGAATCAACATCATCAATGAGAACCTCACGATAAGGTGCATTAGAAACATAGGGAATAGTGAAAGTAATCTCAGAAGATGTTGATAAATCAAAAATCCAATTATATGCATTTTCATAGACAAGAGGGTCAGTTGAAGAATAAACACCAGGATGAAAAGTGACACGAAGACGTCCAGAATGAAAAGCCGTCTTAGCAGCAGTCATCCGATAAACAATACCTCCTCTCCAATACTGAAACATAGATGCAACAAAGCCAAGTGTTGAAGGACGCACAATAGTTCCAACTCCAACTGAAGCACCAGGAGTCACAGGAAACTCAAAAAGAACAGTATCAGCAGCAGCAGCGGCTGTCCAAGCTTCATTAGTCAAAAGCACACATGATTTAGAACACACATAGGGAATACTCATCTCATCAACACTAGAGGAAAATATCCCAGGAGTCTCACGAATCTCATTGTCAGGAAGCATAGATAATTTTTGAGAATAATCAATATTATTTGAATTTGTAAAACCTTTAGCAGGCAATGACATTACAGCTCTATTTGATTCCAAATTAGTTGGTTTTGAGAATCCAAAAGAAGATGCAACACCAGCAGCCAAGCGTGTAGCCCATGAAACCTGTTTTGCAACAGCACCCAAATTAGCATCTTTAGAGAGCATACTAGAGGCAACTGACAAATTAGACAAAGTATTTGAAATATTTCCGCCTAGAGTACCAGGCATTTCATTACCAACTTGAGCAAGCAAAACAGGCACTCGCACGGGCAAGGATGTAGGCAAAGAAAGTTCAACATCCTCAAACCATGCAAAAATCGACAAGAAAATTGATGGAGGAGGAGTAGTACCTGCAGCTATGGTATTAAGTGCTCGCAAATTCAAGGTTCCCATGGTGCTAAAGGTGGTAATGAGATTGTAATGTGATAAGGGCGCGCAATAAGGTATCTTAATTTCAACAGGAGAGTTGGAAGCAAGATCAATTTCGACACCAGGATATCCAGTAGCATTTTGAATAGAACTAAAGTTCCTATTACTTTCAGTAGGGTACGGAGAAAAATATGCCCAATATCTACCTGAAATAAAAGGCGTTGAATTGAAAACAATACGTACTTTAACATTTGCACGAAAATACGTAAAGTAATTTAATTTATCAACAATATTGGTATTACTTTGAAGTAAAATATCTGGAAACTTCCATGATGGAAAAACAGTTGTTGCATCCATGGCCACATTATAAATTCGAACGGGTCGTTGAAGAATGCTAATAACAGAATGTGAAGCATCCTCATGAGCCATAGAGGTCCAAGAAGATGGTTCTTCAATGTCTGGTTTTGAGTACGAGACAAGAGAAGAATCATCTTTGAAGGTAGTGATTTGTTGCACCTCAACAACATTATTTAAGTTCATTTCAGCAATTATAAGAATTAAAGCATTCCGAGGGACATAATTAAATCACACTCATACACACTCACCGGAACAATAGCCTATATTTTAGGAGGCACACATTGATCAATACATGTTAAATAACACATCCTCCGAGTCATGAGAAGTTCATCTCAGAAACTCACTTGGAACCGGGCTTTGCTGCTGTCAAACAACGGTGATATATGACAGCCCCTAGTCCAAGTTTTGAATTTAAACTTTCCAGCTAAGACAACGCACACAAATATCCATATTTATTCATCTCACAAGTGCGATATTCATAATAAGTAAGAATTCGTGGGCGGTGTGTAAAGTTCCTGGTAACTTTACGATACAAATCAGTCCACTTCATAAAGATTTCCTCAGGATGCAAGGAGAGCTCAAAAGCAGATGTTTCAATATTTTCAACAGTGCGTTCCTCACTGTCATTCTCACCACGCACCCAATTACACATTTCAATGACTGTATCAAGTGATAATGGTGCAAGCCATCTTTTCTCCGCATCACTATACACAAATTTTCTTTTGAGGTAAGAAACATCCTCCAAGACTCGTGCAGGCAGCATTTCGTGTGATTTTGACTCATCAGTATACACCATCCCAATTGTTGCGTAGCCAGCTGCAATCGTGTTTTGATTAAACAATGGCAAAATTTCATCCGAAACGTTAATGAGATTATCATCACCATACGACACCATTGAAACATGTTCATGAAAGGACTTCATAGAGTGATAAGATGTACCTTCAGTCAAAACCATCCACACATAGCGCATGCTAACAGAATTATATATAGAATTGAGAATTGCAGTAATTGGACATCCAGAAGGTTGTGAATGAGTCCACAAGTATATATCATTTTCTCGCAAGTGAATCGAATTCACAATCTCACGCCAAAGAACATTTCGAATCTGCTCTCCCATTTCATCGTCCTGATAGAAATCATGAATGATTTCAATGATACTCTCAAGAATAGTACCAACGAGAGTACCATCGAAATTTGTAAAATCACCTGCAATAACATGTTTTCCATGAGTTCGCATACGTAAAGCAATGTCACTCCAATCTTGAGAGAACACATTAGTTCCAACTGAAATTTCATTCCAATTTCGTCCCTCAGAACAATGAGCGGCAAAACCAAGAAAATATTTCCTGAAGACTAAGGTAAAATCCATTGGTCCTGCAGAAAACACACGAGTTTTCCCCTGATCAACTTTCTCAATTGGACGGCGCTCATCCTTCAAAGTGTCAATCCATATTGTTGGATAACGCCTATTTGCCACAGCAAAATCAATGCGATCATTCATTGCTTTCTGAACTTCAGGACTAAGGGTATAAACTTCGTCATGTCCAAGCCATTTTGTTTTCCCAACTCCTGTTCTCTCTTTGACCCAAGGAAAACCAGCAGAGGTTTGACGCTTGATTGGTCCAAGAAAAGGATCACCTTCAACGCCAGTAACAGCCTCGATATCAGAGAGGACACGCTGGTTTTTCATTTTGACGTCACAATTAAGAGTAGTTTTCATGTCATTAATAGCAACATCAAGAAAAGTTTGATTAACTTCAGGTGTCATAGGACCAGCTTTTGCAAGTCCTATTTTCATAGGATCAAAATACTTTCCATTTAAAGCAAAGGGAACCAACTGTGCTGGTTTTGTTTTAACAGGACCAATTTCACCATGAATTTCAGATGGTACAATTCGTGTTTTCTTTGCACCTTGCACCTCAATTGTAGACTTTCCACAAGGCACAAAATTTCCCTCAGGAAGATCCATTTCTATAGTGTCACAAAAGTCTTTGATAAAGATATCAATATCAAGACCAACTTGCGCTTGCTTGGGAAATCGTTGAATAGCCGTTTCAATCTGAGAAATGTTCAATGGAGAAGCAATACCAAGGCCAATACTGCCACAAACATGTATTCCAAGAATTTTAAACATCAATTTTGAGTTCACTGCAAGAAGAACGCTTCCACAATCACCCTTTGATGTTTCTAGGGAATATTCATAGCGTTCACGTATGTTAAAAGATTTCTTTGCAACTTCATCCAAATAAATTCTTTCTTCACGATCACGAGAGTTAATGTCACCATAGCGCATTATAGTTCCTGTTTCTGATGGAGAAATCAAAACGCCACGCACCTTCTTAAATGTAGACATACCTTGAGAATCAACAATATTCTTCAACAAAGAAGGATGATCAACAAAACCAGATGGAAATGCAATCAGCAATTGATCCTTTTCTTCAACAGCACCACTGACAATCTGATATTGCAATCTGTCGCTA